TAATCCCGAGCGAGTCTGTCCATTGGCGTTTCGTTTGGTAACATCTGAATCATAATACAACTTTTTAAAATTGTCACCACCTTTATCAAGCGAATTACTGGTTGAACCCATCATACACTTACCAATAATACGAGACCCTAGTCTAAGTGTTGTTTTTGTTACACGCCAGTTATTTAATATATTGTCTGGCCTTTCCCACTTACCACTTTCATCATGTACTAATAGTCTTAGCTTTTCACCATCATAACTGTTGTCACCTGTATTCTTCCAGTCAATTGTTGTATCAAGACCTTCTAGCTGCTGTCTTTGTTCTTTTGACTGTATTGATTTACGTGTTAGCTTTGAAGCTGGTACACGATATGCTAATTCTGTTTTTGGACGGTCCATACCGTCTTGTATTGGCTTAAAGAAAAAAGGATAGTTTACAGATATTGGTACAACCTTGTCAGTAAACATCTTTTTAGCATCGGCCCCGGACTTAGATAATATACCAAAACGAGCATCACTTGTAATTGTAGCTTGATTTACAACTTCACCAGAAGCCATAAATGAAAAACCAGAACGACGGTTTTTAAGATAACACATGCCGTAACATCTAATATCTGCTTTACAAGCTTCCCAAAATATAAAAAACAATCTGTTTGCTTCACGATAATCCGGTTTACCCACATCAATCTTGCTCCACTGCAAGTACATATAATGCGTCCCGGTTATATAAGTTGGTATATTATTACTGTAAAACCAATATCCTTCATCGCGACGTGTAAACTCTTCATCAATATAAGCTCCCCAGGTGTCCTTAAACTCGTCAGGATATGTTTCCCAGTCGAATATAGTCTTGATATTTTTAAGCTCCTTAGGATACTCCTGTGGCGTCCATTTGTTTTCGCCTTTTGCTATACACTTCGGCTCTTTCGGCAACGCTATGCGCAGATTTTGTATTTCTACGATGTCACCTATCTGACCTGTCTTACTTATAACAACAATGTCGTGCTCTCTATTATAACCATATTCCCACTTCTTAGATTTATTTAATCTATTTATTGTGGTAAGCTTTATTGGTTCTATGATTTTATATAACGTTTGCTCGTACATTATTTAGATCTTCTTTCGGCAAACCCAGAAAAAGCTTTTTGAGTATCGTCTTCTTTAGGTTTGTTCTCTAAAATACGTTCTTCCTCTTGGATGCGGTTTAGTATTTCAAACGCATCAAATATTGCAAGCTTCTTAGTGGCCGCTGCGTTTTTTAATCTGTCTGCAGAAACATCATCCTCTGTGTTAGTGATGATTTTTTCTTCAGCAACCTTGATCAGTTCTTCAACTGCTCGATGTCCAGCTTGGATTATACTCTTCTTCGTCTCCTTGATATTCATATTTAATTGTAATAAAATGTTTTGAAACCCTGTAGAGCCGCTCTCCGTCTATAACAAATTCGTATTCTGCTCTTGGTGTAAATCCCACAAGTGTACCAACTGGTAATTCATCATCACCATATTTAATTACACCCTTTAGTGGTATTTCTTTATTAGCCGCAAACATATCATTGTTCTTAAGCGGCTTTACAAAATAAAATTCGTGTACTGGTTTCCAAATATCACCGGGTCTTTTATACGCATATATCTGATCCGGTTGTGTGAAGTACATATCTTCTTTAAAAAAGCTGCGGCTATTCTTTTCTGTACCGCGTACATCGTAGAATCTTCTAAATACATTATGATGAACAACCACTTGATCACCTGGTTGTATTTCTGTGTCACTTATAATTGGTGTTGCAATTACCGTACCAACTCTGTTTACATACTGGTAATTCTGTAATTCAGTATTTAAAAGTAATTCTTTGCCGTCTACTTCTGTTTTACTTGTAGTACGCCCGTCTCTAGGTGTTACAATAAAATCGTGTAGTGCTTTCATTAGTAATCTAAGTTGTATTCAACCGAGATACCCATATTTTTATTAAAATCCTTCCAGGGCATTATTTCGTTGTTTTTTTCAATATATATAGAGTACTTATCTTCTTCTTCTATAATATTAACTATGATATGCCCGCCATATACTTCTTGTCCTACGGAATAGTGCATGGCGTCATTTTTATAGTCTTTGCCAATGCTAATCTTCCGTATTAGACTCATCTTCTTCTATTTTAGTATATTCTCCAGTCTGTAAGTCGATGGATACTTTACCGTATTCTTTTTCAAGCTCATTCTTATATTCTTCTACTTCTTTGTTTACCTCTGCAAGTAAATGAAGTAAGCTGTGCTTGTCTGCTTCAACCAAACCAATTTTAGTTATAATTTCTGCTAATTGATTTTGTTGCTCGTTAACTTTCTTTAACTGCTCTTCTGTAATCTTCATTTTATTAAATTTAATTGATTTATAATTATAATATTACACTTTTTATTCAATAATTACTTATTCTGTAATAAACTTATGCTTTGTGTAGTCTAATCCCATAAAAGCGTGTACACCGTTATCTTCAATGTCTACAACAAAATTACCCCAATCACCAGGATGTGTTGCTGGAACTAGGTTACCTTCTTCATTATATGTGTCACTGATCTGCCACAATACGTCTACGTGATATTTTGTAGAGAGCACAGGCGCTACAGTCTCATTACCTTCTTCATCATATTCTCCAGGGGTCAGGACTATACTACCCAGCTTCACTATTGAGTGGTTGTGTGTTGGGTATGTGTTTCCATCTTCATCTGTAGCCATACCTAGGGCATCGATGTTTGCTTGCGCTACCGCAGCGTCAGGGAATTCGTATTTAGCTATTTTCATTTTTATATTATTTCTAATTCAGGTTCTGGGAAATATTCTGGATGTAACTCCTTACACTTGGCAGTCCACTCTGCGATGGCACTTGACGAGCCGAATGTATGCACACCCATTGGCGCACACCACACCATTTGAGCATCCCAGTCTGGGTTTGGCTCACCATCCCATAAAACATCAACGTGATAGGTATCTGTTAAAACGGCTTCGGTAATAACATTGCCTTCTGCGTCTATCTCTGCTGGGGTAACTACAAGATTGCCTAAATGGACAATAGCGTTGTTGTGTGTTGGGTTACCTTCCTCATCAATACCTAATGCATTGATTTTTTCATTTGCGGCACTTTTAGAGCCAAACTGATATTTTCTAAATACTTTCATAATTATATTGTTGTTAAATCTGCGAGTTCTTCATTTGATAGTCGAGTCTTGAATAGTATGGCTTTGTTTACAGATTCAAATGGAGGATAAGCCCCAATAGATGAATATCCAAATGTAACGTTGTTTATTGAGCCACCACTAAATGTTCCAGACGTATCAGTGTTAACAAGAGAACCATTTAAATATAAAACCCAATCATTATTTTTATAACAAGCGGCTAATTTATATCTGCCTTCTGAAAGAGTTGTAGTAAAGATATATGCTATAGCCCCACCAAAATAATGAACAAAACCAATTTTATTTAAAGCTAAACCTCTAAAGTAAATTTCATTACCACCTCCATAAATACCAAAAAGAAAACTATTTTCGTCAATAGTCGTTACGTTTAAATCAAGAAACAAAGTACCTTCTGTTTGACCGATTAAACTAGTTGCAGAGTTATTTCTACACCAATCAACCACTCGTGTCACACTAGCCCCATAGGTAGGGATGTAACTTTTTGGATAACTTCCAGACTCAAGTTGAACACCCCAATATAAAATACTACCACCTTGATTGCCATCTTGTAAGTACGGATAATATTGAGTATCTGTTGCCGTAGTTGTAAATGTATATTCAACCCTCACCCATTCACCTAAAATTAATTGATTAAAGTAACTTGTCGTATTTACTAAATTATTAGCAGCACTTGAATTGTATACTCTAAACCAAGCACCAGTTGCATCTATATTTTTTGCGTAAAACGAAAAAGTATATGTGGTGTTCGTTGCTAACGTTAATGCACCAAATGGTCTAAAAATAGTATACCCAGTTGATGTTATTTTTGTAGCAGTATTTGAGCCATCTGGACTTGTTCCAGCAAATTCCTCTTGAGTGCTATTAGTAATAAAATAGGTTGATGTATTTATTAATTCACTATAAGGCACAAGATTTGTTCTCTGCGGCTCTAAAAGCAAAGAAGGACAAGAAGCATCTGTGTAGTCAAGTCTTGGGATATTGTCTGTAATACCTCCATAAACTGCCGTTGTGGTTGTTTCTAAATATGAGTCTGCGACTAACCCTTG